TCGCTTATCCTTGGCCACTTGAGCCACGTTTGGATTAGCATGAGTGCATCGTCCTGTTCCAGCACCTTGTGTGTTTACTTCACCGTGGATACGACCATCCTTAGATTTGGATGCTCTGTCGTTCCAATCTTTCAGTTGTCCTTCAAGCTTTAGATTATCTCGATACTTTAGAATCTGCTCAGCCTCGGTGACCCCAGCCTTAGATAGTTCAGCCAGTACCAACGAATCAACCTGAGGATTCCCCTTTTCAGTTTCTGGAATAATCTTACGAACATAAGGATACTTTTCAATAAGACGTTCATAGACTTGGATATTACTCTGTGGATTAAACGGAGTAATCTTAGACTTCAGTTGCTTACCAGTCTTCTGAGACCATCGTTCTTCTACCTTGTCAGGAAAGACCAACTGAAGTTGGTCTAGATGATCAGCACGTTCAATAGCCAAGATCTGTTCAAGGTCAATGCCTTTACTAAGATCGTAACCAAACCCATGCAGTTGTTGTTTGAAACAAATCTGAGCAACTAAGATCTCAAACTTTACAACCTTCTCATATTCCTTGATAAAGTCTTTCTGAGCTTGAAGAATATCGTAGTTCAGTAACACATCTTGGACACAGTATTCAAGCATTTCCTCTGTATAATGCGACCAATCATTGAACTCAATCTTATAGTTACCTAGGTGTTGACCCCACTGCTTAAGACCATTGCCTCCAAATGGATGCTGTCTTACATCAGGATACATAAGCCTAGAAACGACGAGCGTATCTAGTACCTTGCCTTTGTACTCCACGTTAAATAGTTTTTCTAAAACGGGAATATCGAAAGTAACTATGTTATGTCCGATGAGGGTATCCGCTGACATGATAAATCTAACACCCTCTTTGATATTTTCAGGTGTAAACTTCCATGTTTGGCGCGTATCAATATCGTGAGCTACAATACAGTATACTTCCGTGACATTCCAGTACAGGTTATCAGCCTCGATGTCGAATACCAGTCGCACGGGATCTGCTCTCCTACTTACTATTAGGATCTAAAACGACATGACCTTCAGAGATTTGGAAAGGCACCTCTTGGAGCCTACCCTTCTTACGGTCATAATATAAACAAGACGCTACGCCTGCTCGACCAGTGAGTCTATTCTTTAGAACTCTGACGACAGTCGTATTCGCTTCATACTCACACGTTGCTTGACGATCTCGCTCAAGTGCAATGATGGTGTTTGGCACAGACGCTAAGCTACCAGAACCACGAAGATCCTGCAAGGTAATTCTAGTACCTTCCTCAAAAGCTTTATCTGTCTTCTTAAGCTGAGACACGATATCAACATGTACACCAGTGCGAACTGACAAAGATCGAAGCTGCTTCATAACAGTATCAATCAGGATGCGCTCGCTTTGATTCTCGTCTCCATCTTGTCCCATCAATCCTGCAGCCAGTGCAGTAATGTGATCAAGAATGATAACATCTACACCCAATGAAATAGCCATGTACTCCATACGAGCCATGATATTTTGCATTGCGCTGTTACCAAGATGGTCATAGATGTACAGGTTGGTAGACTCAAGATGCTCTCTTGCTGCTGAGTATTCCTCATGATCCATATCATCAAAGAACTCAATGTTGATAGGATCCTTGCCCATCTTCTTACGAAGATCATTCATAATACGATTAGCACGAATTGCTCTAACCGGCTTGTTGATAAGCAAGGAGATCATGTCATCTCTGGTTTCTTCAGGAGATTCTTCTAACATGATCATACCTACCGATCGACCTTCTTCAAGGTGATGGTGGGCAATCTCACGTAGGATTGTTGACTTACCTGAACCAGTACCTGAGCACCACAGGTTAACCTCACCGCTGCGTTGGCCTAGAAGGAACTCGCTAAGCTTGTCCCAAGGATAAGCATAGACTTGCATGTCTTCATTATCTGAATCTGCAATATCCTTGACATGTAGGATCTCATCTGGGCTATAGAGCTTGGCTTGGAAGATTGCATTGACAATTCCCTTGCCATCCATTGAAAGGAGCATTTCATTAGCATCTTTTCTAGGAAGTGAAGCAATCTTAGTACGACCAGGCGGTAGAAGCTGAGCACACTTAACGGCTGCCTCTCGACCTGCATCGTCGCTGTCAAACATAAGAACAACTTCTGGGAACTTAGAGATCCACTCTAGGTTATCCTTGATATTGTTCTCTGCATTACCAGTACCACCATTGAGTGATACAACGGGCCAGCCACCGTTGACTTGGTAAACCGACATAGCGTCGATCTCACCTTCGGTGATGACCAATCGACGACTGTTACTGCCATCGAACAAATGCTGACCAAACAAGCCAGCACTACGAGCTTCGCCTCGCCACCTGAACTGCTTGTCAGGACCACGATACTTTTGTGCTACAAGAGTACCGTTGGAATAGAAGTTGGCAATGTGGATGCATCCTTTCTCAGGATGGTTAATCTGTTGGTAGCCAAACTTCCGCAGTGTTTCTTCATTTAGACGACGGTCTGGGAGATCGGAGTAGTCTCCGTACAAAGGCTTCCAATCGCCGATAGGTTGTCGTGGTGTTGAAATCATATCACCTTTCATATAATACTTGCATCTATAACAGTATGCATGACCATCGCTGTACTTTGCTAGGTTGTCCTCGGAGTTGTCGTGGCCTTCAGATGCACACTTGGGACATTGCTCTCTAGCAATAACATAACTGTCTTCACTCATCGAAGTTCCAGTCTTTTTCTATACGGATGTCGAATGAACCCTCTACTTCGTTGCTTTCAGTCCATGCTTTCATAGCATGTACGATTGTGATTTGCGAGTCATCTTCCCATAAGATCCCATTGAATGAATCAAAGATAGCCTTTAAATAATTATCAATATCAGCTCGGGGAGATAGCAACTTAGTAGATTTAGGACGTTGTACCCAGATATCTACATCCACCGAAAGAGGGCCGACCAAGGGCACGAAGCCCTTGGCCAGCTCCTCAATGAGGGGTTGGATATCTTTCCGAAAGTTCTTGTATGGACCAGCGTAATACGAGTGACCTTTGGTGGTTACTCTAGGTCGGCTGGCTGCTACGGGGTTGATTGGAAACGTAGCTTCATACAATAACGTCATCAGAACGGGATATCGTCATCGCTAACATCGGGAGTAGTCTCGCTGTCTACTACCGGAGCTGATGACTCTTCTGCCACGAAACCATCGTCGTGGGCTTCCCAGCCACTGCTGCTGGAGTTGTTAGCCTCGATGACCTGCACACCGCTAAGGAACAGGCTCATCTTGCCTTCCCACTCACGTGCCCAGATCTTAAGGCGAACCTTGTCGCCCTTCGCGGGGAAGTAGTCGGTCTTCACGCCGCGTGAATCGACGATGCGACCGTACTGATCCTTGTTCTGCTTGGTGAACTCAGTCGTCTTAACCTTGACGATGGTATCACCGCTCTCCTTGCCGGTGTAAGTACCGTTAAGAGGCATGTTGAAAGAATCAAGCTGCTTCTTGAAGTCATCGTTGACAACAACCTGAATGTCATGCTTCTTGCTACCACGGAACTCATCAGGCTTACGAAGGTTTGCCCATGCAACCTCAACGACCGGAGAATAGAGTTCATTGTTACGATTTGCCATTGTGTCTGTCCTTTCTGTTAACACTTAACTTGGCTATGGGAACCATTCCCAATATAATTCAACGCCACTCTTCGAGGAATAAAGGCTCGAAGATAGCTCTTTCACCATCTAGTACAACACCGCATCCTAGCATAGGACGCTTGCTGTAGATCTTGCTGTAATTTAGATAGGGAGAACGTGGGTCAGTTCCACACCCTACCTGCATACCGAAGTATCTCTTTGATTGGTTTGCACCATAGAGAACTCCACCTTGGGAATGCATGTGTCCTTGTACAACAGACATGAATTCATTCTGTGCATTAAGGAATGCTGCGTTTGTTTGGTTGCTTCGACCCTTATCACCATGACGATAGATTACATCATCAATAATAAGATCAGTATATCTAGGCAGCACATTCCAAGTATCTGGTAAGTCTAAGATCTCTGCTAGTGACAAGACCATAGAAGGAGGAAGCCCCGCTTCTTGTGCTTGTCGAACTGGAAGAGCAGAATGATTACCAGTAAGATAATCTACATCAGGAAACAACTCACAGAGAGTTTGCACCTGCTCCCGTGCCTCTTGAATCTCTCGTTCGATATCAGGAATCCCAAACTCTTTGGTATGGAAACTGATACCATGAAAGTCCACAAGGTCACCAATGTGTACTACATGATTACAATCCCAGGCTTCGTAGATTGAAGCTAGGAAGTCTGGATACGCATCGAGCATTGCTGGACAATGCGTATCTCCGATTACTAATACATTACTCATGCTCGCCCCATGTTTCTATAGAAGGGACGCTGCCCATTAGCAAGCA